CAGTATAACTGTTGGCAGGTCCAACGTTGGACTAGTCAGTGACCAAAGCCTTCGGCTTAACATGTGATGTGATGTGATGACATGTGACCATCGAAGATGGGGGTAGGGTAGTTTATGCATCGACATCGCAACAGTGACCCACCTCACCCCATTGGGGGTGGTGACACAGAAAATACCACGGCAACTGATTCTATATCAGTTGTTCACCTTGGCTAAGTCACTGAATCTGTTACAGATTTGCTGTAGTTGGTGGAAGTGAGGCATTGTTTTCGTTTCACCACAGGTCATGACGTTGCATTATGCAGGCAATTGTGCAGTGAACAGGGGGTGGGCAGGGGCCAGTGCCGGGTGTGGCGTAGTTGTATATGGCTCTCTACACAGATCAGGAAAAATGTACTGTTAACCACATTACACATATAGTGGTTTACACACAGGCTGGGTTGCTAAATGTGATCACAAATGTGGGTGTGTTTGGGTGCATCTGCGGATATGGTCACTTAAGTGTACACTACTTGTGATCACAAAAGTATGGCAGGTGATGTGCCTGCACAAGTAGCTGTACTGTGGCAACAGTGTCACACTAAATTTGTTTCTCACGAAGATATTGCTTGACATGGGGTATGAATATGTGTAAAACTATATATAACACTTAAACTAAGATTACACTTAAAGTGCTTACATGTACAGTGTACACTTAGATGTTTCTATATACTAACTTAGATATACATTTATCTGTATATAATACTTAGAATGAATAAACACTTAGATAACACGTACAGTGTTATACTTAAGTGTACTATCCCTGAAAGGAAGAATACGTATATGCCTCGCAGTTTACTGCGGGGAGCTTTGTATTTTTATAGTTGACTTCTATGAAAAAATCAGTAAAACTATATACAGACAATGTTCTTGAAGAATTTTACAAGCATCTAATGGATGGTAATCTTGAGGACTTACATATTCCGCACAGTGATGTATTCTACGTGAGAGAAGCAGTAAGTGCGCACTATGGCCGTAGCTTTACGTTAGAAGAAGTTGAACGTGCCATGAGACTAGAAGGATGGACAGATGGACATGAAGAATGACAAGAAGGGTTTGATGGCATCCTTTGTGGTGGGCATGGATATTGCTCCTGACATTGTAGATGCTAAGACCAATGCAAAGAATGCTGAGATGGTTGTACGTGAGTGGAACCTTGGCCCTGAGACTCCCTCTGAAGTGCCCGGTGAGAATGCCGAGTATTGGCGTGATATGGCAGACAGATGGCAGATTGAAGAGGCAGAGGCACGTAGACGCATGTGTGCTAACTGTGAATACTTCTGCAATACTCCCGGCATGATGATGGCTATGGAAGATATTCCCTTCAACGAAATGGATGAAGGTGCAGGTGGCAGAGGCTACTGCAAGAAGTTCTCCTTCATTTGCCATAACCTTCGTACATGTCAGGCATGGGACAAAGGTGACGACTACTATGGCTAAAGATCCTAGACTGGAACGTGCAGGTGTTACTGGCTATAACAAGCCTAAGCGTACACCTAATCATCCTACGAAGTCTCATGTGGTTGTAGCCAAAGAAGGTGATACGATTAAGACCATTCGTTTTGGTCAGCAAGGTGTGACTGGTGCAGGTAAGAATCCACAGTCAGCTAAAGACAAAGCCCGTAAGCGTAGCTACTATGCACGGCATAATGCACAAGACCCTAACCCAAGCAAACTATCTGCTAGGTACTGGAGTCACAAGGTCAAATGGTGAGGACACTATAATGGCAGGAATTAGTAGAGTTGGTCGTGCATTGAATGCATCTGAACGTGCAGCTAGAAATGCAAGACGTGAGGGTGTACGTCCCGGCAGTCGTGCTGGCAATAGGGGTGATACCCCGGAGATGGCTGAACGTGATCGTATGGCTGCTGCAGAGCGTGCTAGAACACGTGCCAACGAAGAAGGTGCTAGAACGGCTGAACGTCGTGGTGCTATCTCTGGTACTCCCGTGAGTGCTGAGTCTATTCGTCAAGCTACGACTGCACAGCAGATCAGTGCAATGCAAAGACGTATTGATGAAATGCCTGAGGGTCTGAGAAAAACCACTATGCAGCGTATGCTTGACAGACAGCAGGCTGATCTGGATGCTACTCGTGCCGCTGAAGCTGATCGTGCTTCTCGTCGTAGTGCACAGGCTGCACGTGACCGTACACGTAATCGTCCTGAAGATGTAACCCTTCCCGAAATGCCATTTGCTAAAGGTGGCATGGCTAAGAAGAAGTACAACAAAGGTGGGTACGCTAACTGTGGTGCCTCTATGAAGCCTGACGGTAAAAGAAGGAAGTAAGATATGTGGCTAGCTGTCGTAATGTACTGCACCACTCCAGATGTTACGACATGCCAAGTCATAGCAAATACTGAGAACCTGCATTACTCTGAGGAAGCATGTATGGCAGATGCCACAGATGTAGCAACTGCAATTCTTCTGCAAATGATGTACGCCAAAGCTGGATGCTTTAAACTGGGTGAGTCTGTATAATGCCTCTTACAAAAAAAGGTGAAAAGGTTAAAGCTGCCATGAAGAAGCAGTATGGTGCCAAGAAAGGTGAGCAAGTTTTCTATGCCACTGAGAACAAAGGCAAGGTCAAAGGTCTAGTTAAAAAGAAGGCTACTAAGAAGTGAGTTTCTTTAACCAAGGCAAACCTGCTCGTATTGTGAGTAAGGGTGTAATCTGTGACACAGAGGATCAGGTAGAGACTCTCTATACCTGCCCTGATAACTGTCGTGCAGAGGTCACTATGTTATTTGTTGTTAATGCAAATGGTACAACTACTGCCTTGGCTAAATGGATTAGAGCCAGTGATGCTGCAGAGTTTAGGCTTATCGGCGGTAAGAATTTAACTGCTGGTGACTATCTTCTTTTGACAGGTGCAACTCTTGTGCTTGAACCCGGAGATAGAATTGATTGTGTAGCTACAAACCAAGTCTCTCCTGCAATGGACTATATGTGTACAGTCATTGAGACCTTTATACCTGTAGGTTAACAGAGTTGCAATAATTGCAATAGTATGGTATAACTAAGTATGTTATAACTACTCCTGTTGGATCATCTGGTCCTTATATATACACACAACAGGAGTTAAAAATGCTGAAGCGCATTTACAATTATTTAATTAGCTATCAAGAAAAAAAGGTTGCACTCTGGCAAATTGACAACCTCAGTGATGCACAGCTTAAAGACATTGGCTATACACGCAGCCAGCTATACGAGGCAGTATATGGCAAGCCCATCCAAAACAAAGTCAAGAGTAAACGAAGCTGGCAACTATACAAAACCAGCAATGCGTAAGCGTTTGTTTGAGAAGATTAAGGCTGGCACCAAGGGTGGTAAGGCTGGGCAGTGGTCGGCTAGGAAGGCACAGCTTCTTGCAAGTGAGTACAAAAAAGCAGGAGGCGGCTACCGTGACTAAGAAGCTTACAGTAGCTGAAAAGTACAGGCAGCTTAAGGCTCAGACTGAATCTGCTGGCATGAAAGTAGAAGAAGTTGATGGCAAGATTGTTGTCAGAAGAAAACCTAAGAATAAAAAGTAATGCCTACAAGTATTGAACTTGACATTAGATCTTGGTCTGAGCAAGTACTAGAAGTACCCAATGCACACCTCAAGGGCTTACCTGCATGTCCATATGCTAGGAAAGCTTGGAGAGATAACAAGGTACTCGTAACTGAAACTCAGAACATGCGTAGCTGGGCTGACCACTATTGCCATCACTTTAATAAGTACAACAAAGATTTGATTATTGTAGCTTCTTATAACCTACCTGACATAGATGACTTTAATAGTTTTATTGAAGATCATTTAAACGCCAACTATCCTAAGTTACACTGTATGGGTTTTCACCCTGAGTATGGAGCAGAAGATGCTGAGCTAGACTTCTTGCTAGAGAATGACTGGCACAGTGAGATAGAAGAAGACTACTGCATGATTTTTATACAAAATCTAAAGCTTGTAGTAGAAGCAAGTGATAAACTAGAGCCGCTTGGTTATTATCAAGCATATCCCAAGGAAGAGTACGAAGCCTTGGTAGTACAGCGAAAAAGGAAATACCTCAATGGCAATGAAACCCCGTAAGATGAAGCGTGGTGGCACAGCTACCACAGAAGATAAGAAAAAAACAGGCATGATGCGTGGTGGTATGGTCAAGAAACCTACCGCCATGAAACGTGGCGGCATGGTTAAAAATAAAAAATAAAATGACTAAGAAGGCACCACAAAAATCTTTGGATAAATGGACACGTCAAAAATGGCGTACCAAAAGTGGTAAGCCTTCTGGTGAAACAGGTGAACGCTATTTGCCAGAAAAAGCCATTGAGTCGCTTAGTGGTTCTGAGTACGCAGCTACAACTAAAGCTAAGAGAGAAGGCACTGCTAAAGGTAAACAGTTTGTGCCTCAGCCTAAGAAGATTGCAGAAAAAACCAAACGATTTAGAAGAACTTGATTGAGGGTGCTATGGCATTTAAACTTTCCAAAAGAAGTCTAGATAAACTAAAGGGTGTACACCCCAAACTAGTCACTGTTGTAAAAAAAGCTATTACATATACTACAGTTGACTTTGGCGTTACATGTGGTATGAGACTTCTGGAAGAGCAAGAGCGTCTTGTTGCTGCTGGTAGATCACAGACAATGGCATCCAAGCATCTCCTTCAAGCAGATGGTTACTCTCATGCTGTAGACCTTGTTGCTTATGTCGATGGTGAAGTAACTTGGGAACTCAATGTTTATGACAATATCTGTGATGCTATGGCTAAGGCTGCAGATGAAGAGGGTGTAGCTATCAAGTGGGGTGCCGCTTGGTCTGAGGGAGATATTCGTTTTTACAAAGGTACGGCAGAAGATGCTATGAACGAATACATTGATCTTCGTAGATCGCAAGGGCGTAGGCCATTTATCGATTCGCCTCACTACGAATTGATGTAATTATACTAGTTGCAGGAAAGTTTAAATATGACCACTGAACAATGGCCCCTTACAAAATCTGTACCTTTAACTTTTATTTTTGCTATACTTTTGCAAACAATGACTCTTGTTTGGTTTATTGCAAATCTGAATAGTAACGTTGAAGATAATGCCAGAGAGATTGTGCGACATGAAACACGCATTCAATCTCTTGAAACAGCAGTTCAAAGCCAAGCCGTTGCAGTGGCTCGTATGGATGAAAACATTCAAGCTATCCGCAGTATGATTGAGAATCTTGTCAGAGAACAGACAAGTAGATGACGCTGTGTGTCCTTGTCTTCGTAAGCTATGGACATCTTTTTATAAACAATCAGGGAAGTTGGTTTTACAAATCTTGTTACTATGATTGTGGCACACGGGTACACAGGTGGTACGACAAAATATACCGTGTAGATTCTCAACACCTTTGCCCGAAGAGCTACTATGATTGATCCTCTCACAGCACTTTCCGTAGCCAGTACTGCGGTATCACAGATACAACATCTACTGTCTGCGGGTAAAGATACTTCGTCTGCTATTGCTAAGTTTGCTGGTGCTGTAAGTGATATTAACTACGCCGCTGAGAAGGCGAAGAATCCAAGTATTTGGAAGTCCCTCACTGGAAGTTCTGAAGCTGAGGCCATAGAGATTTTCACTGCACAAAAAAGAGTGCAGGAAATGCGTCAGCAAATAGAGACCATGATTGGCTATACATATGGCGAAAGCGGTCTTAATGAATATAAAGAAACTTTGCGAAGAGTTAAAAAGCAGAGAGAACATACTTCTTATAGAAAACAAGAAATTAAAGAAGCACTTTTTGTGTGGACAATAGGTTCTCTTGCAGTTCTTGCTGGTGTTTTTGGTTTAGCAACTTTAATTTATTTTCTTGGCGTACAGCAGGGAAAGTGGTAAAATGGGTATTACACCAGAGTGGGTTGACAAGTGGCGTATATGGCCTCGTATGATTATTACTTTGTACGGTATTGCATTCTACGAGACAACAAAATGGTTTATGTCACTACCTGACCCTACTAATGCTCAAGCAGGTTTTGTATCTGTTGTTGTTGGTGCAGGAGCAGGCTTCTTTGGAATCTACGTAAATGGCAAACCTACTACGCACACAGTTGAACAGAGCCGTCCTACTAACGACCGTGATATTGACAACTGCTAGTTGTAGTCAGCTTTCTACGCTGCTACCTTTGGGCGGAACCAATGTAGCTGCTAATACGCAAATAGGTAGAACAAACAGTCAAACGCTTGGCACAACCAACAATACAGATGCTGGTATTCGCACTGATGGCAATGTTGATAGCATTAATCAAGACTTTGACTCTGGCAACAAAGTAGCAACAGATAGAGTTGATAACCTTACCATTAACGAAATTCCCGTTTGGGTTATTTTGCTTTTGATATTAGGGTGGCTGCTACCAACTCCAACGCAAATTGGGCAAGGAATTTTAAGCTTGTTCCATAGAAAGAAATAGGATACACTATGTCTAGACAACTTACAGATAAACAGAAAAAGTTCTTGGACGTTCTGTTTGAAGAGGCAGGAGGCGATGTTCCTACTGCTAAACGTCTTGCTGGTTATTCTGATGCCACGTCTAGTACAGAAGTAGTAGCCTCTTTGAAAGAAGAAATCATTGACGCTACCCATATGTACATGGCACGTAATGCGCCGAAAGCTGCTATGTCTATGGTTGGTGCGCTTTATGATCCTACTGAACTTGGTATTCGGGATAAGATGGCAGCAGCCAAAGAGCTTCTGGATCGCACAGGTCTTGTAAAGACTGAGAAGGTGCAGGTCGAAGCAAAGGGTGGCGTTATGTTGATGCCAGCCAAAAACCCAACAGAAGAAGATGATGACTAAGAAAACAGGAACATGGAAGCTTCCTCAACCCACCGACATTAAAGAGGATAATGAATGGGTTCCTATTCCTCGTATCTCTAGGACAGTACCATTTGGTTACTCAGTTGATCCAGATGATGAGTATGTGCTACTACCAATTCAAAGTGAATTAGATCTGCTTGAGAAGGCTAAAGAGTATCTTAAGCAATATTCGTACAGAGAAGTGGCACATTGGCTTACTAGAAATACAGGGCGATATATTTCGCATGTAGGTTTAAAGAAGCGATTGGATAATGAGCGAAGAAGAAAAAACAAAGCTGGAAGCCTTCGCAGATGGGCAAACTATGCGGAAAAGGCAATCGCCAAGGCGCATGAAATTGAACAGAAGAGACTCGACGCAAAAGCCCAGCAACTCAGTTCCAGCGAAACCGAAAGCAGAGCAAGCTAAAATTGTTGAATCAACTCCAGATGAATTGGCGGTTGAAGAAGCACACAACGTAATCTTTAAGCCTAACCCCGGTCCTCAGACTGAGTTCTTGGCTGCAAGTGAAAGAGAAGTGTTATATGGCGGAAGTGCTGGTGGCGGTAAGTCTTATGCTATGTTGGCTGACCCTCTTCGTTACATGGGGCACCCAGCGTTTAGCGGCCTACTCCTACGTCACACGACAGAAGAATTAAGGGAACTTATCTTCAAGTCGCAAGAGATGTATCCCAAAATCTGGCCCGGTATTAAGTGGTCAGAAAGAAAAATGCAGTGGACTGCGCCATCTGGTGCAAGGTTGTGGATGTCCTACCTTGACAGGGATGAGGATGTCTTGCGTTATCAGGGTCTGGCATTTAGCTGGATAGGCTTTGACGAATTAACTCAATGGGCCACACCATATGCATGGAATTACATGCGGTCTCGTCTACGGTCCACTGCACCTGATCTTCCTATCTTTATGCGGGCAACTACAAACCCCGGAGGTAGAGGACATCACTGGGTTAAAAAAATGTTTATTGACCCAGCGCCTGCAAACAAAGCATTTGATGCTACTGACATTGAAACTAATGAAGTTCTAAGATATCCAGCAGGACACAGTAAAACAGGTAAAGCACTCTTTAAGCGTAGATTTATTCCTGCTAGACTTTCTGATAACCCATACCTTGCTGCTCAGGGTGACTATGAAGCAATGCTTCTGTCTCTTCCTGAACAACAAAGACGCCAGCTTCTTGAAGGTGATTGGGATATTAAAGAAGGTGCAGCGTTTACTGAGTTTGACAGAACTATACATGT